ACCAGAGGCTGGTGTACCCAGTACTGGTGCGGTAAGGGTTGGAGAGGTTAGGGTCTTGTTGGTTAGGGTTTGGGTATCTGTGGTGCCCACTACGACACTGCTAGTAGATACACCGTGAACCCCACCACTTGCGTTGCGGTGTTCTTCCGCTAGGCGAAAGTCCTGACCGATAGCCATATGGCGAATCTTGGCACCAGTAGAATGTGCCTTAATTGTTGTAGAGTCCTGAGCACGGGTAATGGTTATCGCATTACCAGCAACTGAGGTTGCTGAAACGATTTCCTCGTTGGCTGTATCTGGGTCTACAACTAGGGTAAAAGTATCACCAGATGAAAGGGTAACACCACCCATAAGGTTAGCAGCAGACTGTACGTTAACCGTTAAAGAACTGGTGCTTGCAGTTAAGTCTGCGGTAAGTGTTGTCTCTTGCGAGATACTGGAATATTGACGTGCCATTTATTGCCTATCGTGTGTAGTGGATTCGAACAGGGTACTTGCCAAGCAAACGTCCTGCTTCTTCTTGCAAGCGTTGCTGATAAAGCGAGAATATGAAACGAGCAGCATTGGAACCAGAACCGATTGGTTTAGTGCGGTCTGCTTCATCTGCTTCTGCAGATGTGTATGTAAGACGAGATGGGTCAATAAAGGAGATAAGTCTATATGCTGCACCGTAGATAATTACATCTTTGGTAGATAATGGTAGACCAGTTACTGTAGTAAAGACATCGCTATTGTTAGACATAGCAGTAGCCTCTTTACTGTAAGTTACTTGTACAGTACGTCCTGGCTCTACTCCTGAATAAAGTGAAATTGTGTTACCGCTTGTAAATGAACCTGTGTTAGCCATTGGGTCATGACGCCAAGCCTTAATTGGCAACCACTCTTTAGTTGGTCCAGTAGTTGAAAATGATACTGCTATAATACCCTCAGCCTCAGCAGGAAGTGCATACGTGCTTTGGGCTGGAGAAAAAGTAAAAGTAGTACTTCCAATACCCCACAATTGTGGATAGACTGCTTTAACCGTATCGTTGATTGCTCTCTTAACTGCAACTCTTGGGAAGGTAGGAGCAATTGTTACTTTAGCATTTAGAGCGTGAGTAGCAGGAGTGGTACCTTGGTAGCCACGACCAAATGGAGCAATTACTAAACTGCTTGCTGGTCTGTTTACAGAATCAACAAAGAGTAACTCTTCATCAATTTCAATAAGACCACGTGCTACGTTATCTACAGAAGCAATGGTTGCAGATACAGCACTTGTGCTGGTTAGTGCTGCTGTTAGATAGGTTAGTCTATCTTGTCGCATTGTATAGCCAGCAAGGTTCAATAGAACCTCATCAACCATATCATTAAAAGTTGTCATACGTCTATGCTCCTAAGTGCAGGAATAGCCTCTAGTCCTGTTGTACCTGCAATCTCATTACAGACTGCATTAAGTCCTTTGAAATCTTTAGGGCTTCTACCAGCCTCTGCTTTTTCATTAAGGGCACCAAGTAGAGCAAGGCCTTCTGTGCCAGCCCATACGTTTGCAGCACCCTGTGCGTCTTGAAACTCTAAGATATCAGTAATACCAGCAAGACGATTTAACTCGCCTACTAATGTACTACCTGCTACACCTGTTGCCATTATCTGTACCCTGCTGTCTTCTTAGCAATCCCTTTAGGTTGCTTAACAAATTGTTTACCTTTTTTATTACCCTGAGCCTTGGCTTTGTTAGTGGCTGCTTTCTCGGCAGGACTTAACGCAGACCATGCTGCATCAGGTAGATATCTTTTCTTACCCTTAGATGGAGTACCATCAGAGGTTCTCCACTTTTGCTTAGACCAATTCTTTAAAGACTGTTGAGACTTAGCCAGTGCCATTACTTGTAACCTCCGCCAGCCTTCTTGTACTGCACAGCAAGTAGTTGAGCCTTACGAGCAGACCACTCACCAGGGTCTCCGCCTTTAGAGCCAGCCTTAATCTTATTAAACAACGCCTTACGCATACCAGGTTTGGTATAGTTACCTGCAGCATTTACTTTAGATTTAGGTTTAGGTTTTTTAGTTGCCATTATTATTTCTTCTTTACTTTATTTGTTCTATTAAACCGCCACCACCAGTGAGCATGACTCCACCTCTCATGACTCCGCCTTTAGGTGTTGGTTTTTTAGTAACGATTGATTTAGAAACTTCTTTAGGCATAGCCTTCCAAAATTGTCTTAAGATTGAAATTGGTACACTTTTGTTACCAATTCTAATAGACTCTTTACCTTTTAATGCATTTGGATTTTGTACAATTTTCCACATGGCTTTCTTTAAAGAAGCATCTTCTTCACCTTTGTAAAGAACTTTTACTTCAGGCTTGCCATCAGTTACTTTTTTAAAGATTTCAAACTCAGGAGTTTTTAATTTTTGTGCTTCTTTAGCAGTCTGTTTAGTATCAATTGCTTCCCTAGCCTTGGCTGTTGTATCTTTAGGTGGGGCTTTAGGTTCTGTACGAGGTGGCTTATCTTTATATAAAGGTTTATTTTTAGGACCAGTTTCTTGTGTTAAAGACCCAGTAACTCCTCGTCCCTTTTCGGCTATCATTAATTTTTGATTTACTTTATTAATTATTTCTTGAGTAATTTTAACGTTGTTGTTAACAGTACCTAATAAGTCTTTAACTTTATCACGCTTTATAGCAAGTTTAATACGATTAGTAATAGATGTATCTCGAACCCATTTACCATTTTCGTAAACCATAACGTTGCCGTACTGGTCAACCTTTGCGTCTTTCATTACCACTTAACCTTATCTGCCCAGTATGCTGCGGACATTTTGCCCTTAGCAATATTACGTGCGTGACGAGCCTTAAACGAGGCACGCTTTTTTCTCATGCGGTCACCTTCGCCAGCCTTTGGTTTGCCCGCAGTCTTTGCACCCTGTTCACCAAATCGAATAGTCTTAACTTGACTACCTTCTTTAGCCACTACAATGTGTGACTTCTTAGGATGAGTAGGAGTACGCTTTGGTTTGTTGTAACCTGATACGCCTGCTCTGGCTAGGCGTGAGTCTTTACTGCTTGCCATTCTTAGTTGTCCTAGGCATTGGAGGAACCTTGTATCCACCGCTAGTAAATGGTTGGTTGCCAGTTGGGTCAGCAATCATTTCACCTGCACGGTGCTTGTAATTAATATGCTTACATCCACAAGTTGCACACATTATATAACTCCTACTTCATTGAGGGACTTAACGATTTTCTTATCTTGTAACTTCTGAGCAGAAGCAACAGCGGTACCGCCATCATAAGCCTTGCCCATATTCTCGGATGCCTTTACAGCAGCCTGAATTTTTTTCATTGATGTGCCATCAGGCTGTATGCCTTGTGCACGTGCAGCGGAATAAGCATTAAGTTCTGCTTCCCACTTCTTCTTGCTGGCCATCTTGTTTCCGTTAGCATCTCCAGTGTTCATCTGGATATTAGATGCTCGTAAACACTCACCCCAGTTGGCGTGGTCTTGTGTAGGACACCCAGTTCTACAATTACTCATACTGTTATCACCTGATACCCTGCAGCAATTAAGTCTGCAGCCACCTCGTTTGATACTGGATATTCGTGACCACCAAGATAAACTTCTGTTGCTAGGGCTATATCATCTTGAGAAGGGTCACGGTATTCTACATACTGACCATCTATTTTTAATACGCTTATTCCTTTTAACATTTTATAGAAGTAAAACAAACGATGCCCACCTATTGGTCCTTCTTCAACTGTTGGTGGAATTAATACGTATCCCATAGTTTCCTTTCGTGAACCTAAGAATGGTAAGGGCCGAAGCCCTTACCAAACTTAAAACAACGAATCAGGTTGCGTTAATGCTTGAGCCTGTTTCAATGCGATACAATGCTGCCTGACGGTAGATTGCAAAGCCAAGTACTCCGTACCATCCGATTGGACGGAAACGCATTAACTTGTCTGTAACAGGACCAATCACTACGTGTGGCTCTTCTGATACGGCTTCTGCCAATGCTTGCTTTCCAGCGAAGTATGAGCGGAATACACGTGCAGAGGTAGCACCATCTGTAGCGTTGTATAGACGGGCAGACTCGATGAAGTAAGCACCTTCGTACTCACCAATCTCTCCGGCCCAGATTTCATTGTTAGCCTGGTACTCATGAGGGATTCTCCAACCGCCTGCGCCTGTTTCGGCACGTAGGTCGTGTGAAACCTCTGGGTGTACGGCAGCCCAGTACATTGAACCCTTACGAGGAACAGCCTTACCTGCACGTAGTTTGGCTACTGTCTTGCGAACAAGAGCAGAAGTCAATCCCATGCCTGATGTGACGGTTGCTGTAGAGGTTGCAGCACCACCATAGAATACGTTGTCGCCAGCACGTAGAACGGTCTGAGCAACTTCGTCAACGCTGTCAGCCATGTTGAATGCGATGATGTCAGCAATTGCTGGGTCAACATCGGCTAGGCTGAATAGTTGCAACTTGCGTGTTACAAGTGCAGCATTTCCGTATTCGTTTAGTGTAACGGTAACCTGTGAAGGTGTACCTAGTGCTACTGAGTTAGGGTCAACTTGCTCTGATAGAGCAGTTGTAGCCTGTGACAAATCTGTGTAGATTTGTAGAACAACTGATGAACCTGGCATTGCTTGTTGCGCTGGACGCTTGTCAGCAACACTACGAAGTAGTGGCTGAGAGCGTAGTGCGAACTCAACAAGACGGTCGTATGCTTTCTGAACGAGACCTGCACCATTGGATGGTGTGAAGGTACCTACGTTAGAAGCAGTGTTATACTGACCGCCACCAAGGCCACCATTTGTTGACTGTGCGCCGCCCGAGAGGGCAGTATAAACAGTTGACATTTAGTTTCCTTTTGTAGTTTAGTAGTTACTAATTACTGCCAAAGATTAGATTTTCTATTTCCTCAGCAGATTGGGCTTGGTCAAGGCGTAACATCATGTCATCTAAGCCAAAAGGTGATACGGCATCAGTAGTGATGGCATCCATTTGTCTCATTTGAGCAAGTGTTCTTTCTTGTTTAGGCCCGTCGTTTTGAACGACAATTCCAAAGTCTTCGCCATTTTCAAATACCCATTCCTCGATAGCCTCTGCAGATGCATCGATGTCGGATGGGATGTATTTAGCAATTGATGTGCGAACACCCATGGACTCTAGAACGGATTTGACAGTTGACTTGCGTTGCTCCGTACGGAGTGATTGCAGTTCTGCTTCCAGTTCCTTTGCACGCTTTTCATTAGCACGTGCGGCACGGCGCAACTTCTTGACTAAATCGGTTGAGTCATCCTCAATACCGTAGTCATCATCGTCGTCATACCATTCTTGATTGTTGCTCATAGCAACTATCTCCCTTTCTTTGTTGTTATTCGCAGCGCACAATGCAATCGGGGTAATTACATCGGATGCTACTATCGGACTTTTACATAAGTGAGGCCGACCGATTCACTTAGATTCTAATATGAGCCTGTTCGTCTACGACCTAGGCTTGTACTTCCAGCAGTACCTGACTGTCCCATGAACGCTGATTGCTCTTGCTCAGTAAGACGACGGCGACGTTGAGATTGCATTCCTTGGAACTGCTCTCGTTCTAACTCTCGTTGCAATCCAGAAGCATCTGGAGTTGTACTTGTGTACATCTCTGATAGTTGTGTTAAACGTGGTTGAGTCAAGGCAATTTGCTCAAATCCAGCACGGGCTTGTTCACGGGTTACACCCATACCTGCTAACTCAGAAGCAGCACTAACATCAAGTCCACGAGACCTAGCCTCGGTTCCAACTTCAGCAGTTCGTATTTGTCGTTGTAATTCAGTTGCTCCCTTGTCACCAAGAAGCAATGCTTTGGCCACTGAGGTGCGTGTAGACAATGGGTCAAGTTTAAGAGTTGTTTGTAACTCAGACTTTAATCCAGTATCAGCACTGTCATAAATGTCAAATACTTTTGCAACTCTATCTTCTAACTCAAAAGCAGATACTTGATTTCCAACTAGTTGACCAAAGGTAGAACGATTAGCAAGTTCACCTAATCCTCTAGTTACTAATGCTTCTCTGTATGCTTTTTCTTGTGCAAGATAAGTTTCAGCATTAAGAGGTTCGATACCTTTTTTAACTAAATCTACGTTGCCAGAAAAACGCCTAGAAAATACACTATTAGGGTTAGTGTAGTCTTGCATCTTAAGAATAATAGTATCAGAGTCTAATCCACTTATAAAGTCTGGATAGGCCGACTTAACAATCTCGTCAATGAAAGCATCTTCCTGGTCAAAGAATAAAGACTTTAAAAATACTTTTAGTTGTGCACTAGCATTATTAGCCGTTTCTGTTTTCTCTAAATCTTTTTGTATTTCTGCAAGACTTTTACCCACAGTAACAGCAGTATTAGGAACTACTTCTTTACCAGGAACAATTGGCGAGAATGCATCTTGCTCCTCTGGTGGTTCCTCACCTGCTTTATAAATTATGACGCCGTAACCTGGTACACCTCTACCTCCAGGTCCAGGTACAGAACGGTCTACATACTTTGCTGCTAAATCAGGACGAGTTGCTCGTAGAATACCTAATGCATAAGCAGGACCATTAACAGAAGAATCGAAATTTTTTAAACCAATATTGCTTTCTATTAATTTTGTTAAATCAGCAACGCTATAGTTTTGACCACCGAATACTAAGGTATCACCAGTAGGAGGTGGTATAGCACCTGGTTTATCTATAGTAAGATTTTGAAGTGATGGGTCTGTCGTTTCTGGAAGTATTGGTCTGCCAGCAAATTCTCTAGTGCCATCTGCTTGTTGAATTAATTCTTGTCTTTTGTTTATTCTATCTTGAATTTTTTTATATTCAGCAGAACCCCGTTTGGCTTGGGCAAGACGCGCTTCATCTTTCGTTTGATTCTGTACTAATTCTCGTAGGGTTGCCATTATGCACTCAATCCAGTTATTTTGTTTACGAGTTTTCTACCAAAATCTAAATACGTATCCCTAGCATTTTCAGTTGTTTGCCACTTAGGATCGGAACGTAATTTTTGTTTAAAGGAACCTATTGGCATAGCAGAGTAGTTTCCCTTTTCATCTTTATAAGTAAGTGCATCAGAAATAAATTTACCTATTCCAGTTTCACTTGTAATATCAATTGCTTCTGCTGGAGTCTCAAGTATAGTTGAAGCCCAGTTGCGATAGGTATCTGCAATGTCTTCTACTGTGGTACCACCAAGAATTAAATCCCTATATCCTGGATACATAGCCGCAGCATTACGGCGAATCTTATCAATAACATCTTCTTGAGTTATATCACCTTTAAGTACCTGCAAGGCATAGGTAGAAGACATGTCATCACTAATACGCTGCCCATAGGCGCGACCTTCTTTAATAAACGCATCTTGATATGTACCTAGTGATCCACCCAAATCAATAATGCCTTGTGGATTTTTTGCTATTGTTAAATATTCAACCTTTACGGTCTCGTCAAGTTTGTTTGACCAATCGTTATAATTGTCTCTATATAACTTCTTAGCACGATCTAATATCTTAGGATCAGTTGGAGACATACGATTACCTGTATACTTTAAAATAGTATCAGATAGTTTTTTACCAATTTGTAACATAAGATCATTGTAACTTGCAGAATCAGAAGCCTCTGCTGCCTGCGCTAAACGTTGGTTATTAGTATTGTTAGCATACCATTTACTATTTTTAAGAGCAGCCGTAAACTTTGTGTTTTCCCAGTTCTCTTTTATAGATGTACGTAGTATGTTTAACAATTCTTTATTGCTAACAAATAAGTTGTAAGCATAAGAATAACGTTCAGCAAACAAGTCTAACTCTGCTTTAGTTAACGCACCAAGATTACCACCAGCAGCGTTTAATTTATCGCTGATTTTTTGGTAATCATTTTTAGGCGTTACGTTATCTTCTGCCACTGTTTCTCCGCGTGATAGTTTTGTTGGTTGGATGTTAGCCATGTCAGAGCCTACAATACGTAAGGCACTTCTAGCACCCTCTACGCGCTTGTCTAGTCTTGGTTTGCCAGGCTTGACATAACTAGACATTAGCATTTCGGTTGCTTGGTTTACATCCTTAGATGCCTTATAGGCTTTTAGGTCAATCTCACCGCGAGATGAGTAGGACTTTAATTCATGATCGATATATGCAATTTGAGTTTTAAAATCTAATGGGTTAAGTTTACGTCCCTTAGCCCACTTC